CAACTAGATTAGAAGTAATTGATGCTGATGGAAGAACCTATACCAACTGGAAAGTTAAAGAGTTGCAATTCAGTTATCAGGACAATGGAAAGACTTTAAAGATATTTGTTACGGAGGTACAAGATGACTAACTTTTGGAAGAATTTTTGGTTTGGTTTTAATCCTAAAAATTGGGTAGAAGTCTGGAAACAGAATTGGAAGAATATCAAGGAAACAAAATGACACAACATAAATGGGCAAAAGAAATTCATGCGTGGGCTGATGGGGCTGAGATTGAGCAATCACTTGAAAATGCATCAGGCTGGACTGGTTGGCATAATGTAGTTACCCCTACATTTTATACAAGCGGTGCAGAGTTCCGCATTAAACCACAACCAAAAGAGCCACAGTATATGTATGTGTATAGATGTACAGCAGATAGCGAATTTCGATTACATGAAGATGGAAATATGGAAGGCTCTCGTTGGAAACTTAAAGGCAAAATTAAATTGGAGGTGGATGATGAGAAAAGCTGAATTGCTTGAAAAACTCAACAAACTTCAAAAGCAACTTGACAATGTAACAAATGTTGTGGATTTAATGGCAAGAATCGAACATGCGAGACAAGATAAAATAAAAGAGAAAAAGTATTTGTATGTATATGCTGATGGTGACTTCTTTATACATAGCCAATCACCCATTGGTGCACCTGCACATTGGCAGTATTTTGGAAAAATTAAACTAGAGGTGCAAGATGACTAAAGATGAAGCATTAAAGATGGCGATTGATGGTTTAGAAATTCATCAACAAGATATTCTTGATGCCTGTAAAGAAGCACTAGCGGAACAACCAACACAAGAGCCTTATGCTTGGGTTATGGTAAATAGAAACCCTGACCATCAGGATATTTACTTCTTACCTACTAAGCCAACTAGAGAGCAAAAGATTAGCCATCAACCATATGAACTCTACACCCACCCAAAACAATGGCATGGGTTGAGTGATGATGAGATATGGGATATAGCTAACTTTTTAGGTAAGAATAAAGAATGGGATTATCCAGTTATGTTTGCTAAGACTATTGAGAAGGCATTAAAGGAGAAGAACGATGAATAAACATAATCTAATTACAGGCGATCTAATGCAGACTAAGCCTAGCAAAACATATGCAGATAACTTTGATGCTATCTTTCGTAAGCCTGAAAAAGAAGTAGTTGTTGATGATGAAGATGTATTAAAACAGGAGAATGGTGATGCCATGCAACCATAAAGATTTAAATGCTGAAATATTACGCAATCGTATGCCTTTAACTGAAGCTGAAATTACAGAAATATGGATGACCATAGCCATGGTACATGGTGGTACAGCCGTAGAGTTTGTTAGAGAAGTTGAGAAACGACATAACATTGGAGCATAAAAATGACACATTTTTTATTAATTGTTATTATTGTTATTTTAATAGTAAATAGGAGCTAATCATGGCTAAGAATAAAACAAAGTTAAGTGTACTGGTACCTGCAATAAAGGAAAAAGATGGAAAAGTTATAGTAGCTCCAAGTAAAGCGTGGAGTCACCAAGAGCTTAAAAAGCGAGAAGGCAAAGCAGCTAAACACGCTAAACATGAATTTGAATTATCTAATCTTAAAATTGTTAATCGTAAAGAAGCTGCTAAAGTTGCTGAGAAAGCTAAAGAAGTGCCTAAGTCAGTAGGCAAACGTTTACACAGTCATGATTTGAGAAATGCTGCTGGCATTAAGAAAGTGAAAATGCCAAAATGATGCTAACAGACGAAGAAATGGCAGAGCTACGAGAGTTATTACAGTTGCCTAAAAAATGAGTGATGCTAACGAGCTTCAGCACTTAATAGAAGATTGCTGGAGCGTTGGTATTACTTTTCCTGAAGTGCTTGATGAAGATGACTATGCTGTACTGTTTGCGATTGCAAAGTTACTTCTATTACACCGTAAACGATTAACTAAACAACAAGAATCAGAAAGTGTAATAGAGCTACGATAATATAAACTTTATAGCATTATTTTTAACTTGCTCAATTCTATTAAGCCAACCTTGTAAAAATACTTGCTGTGATGGTTTAACAATAACTAAATTTTTATAAAAAGCTTCTTTTTGATCGCTAAATGTTCTAATTAAGTCAGATATATCATGTTTATTAACTAAAGCTAATGTAATTGAACCTAAATTACCATCAACATCTGCGCCTACAGATTTTTGTAATGTTTTAATAGCTCTGCCAACACCAGTATTACAACTTGCATCTAACATTAAATAATCTATACCATTTGGTAATTCAGAGCATCTACAAGCGTTCCAATAGCTCTTAAAATAAATAGTTGATACATCAGCATCAGAAATGCTTTTTAAATCGTTCGCTGTTAGGTGACTATTCTTCTTAAACAATCTATATGTGTTTAATGTGATGCCTTTCATTGTAGCACCACCACTATCTGCTTTATTATCTACAAAACCGCCCTCACTAGCTAAAACGTACTGTAATGACTTTTGAAAGTTATTCAGCATCTACTTTAACCTGTTCGGCTGCCCATTCTTGAGCATTATCAAGTTGTATTGTAGTTGCTAAACAATCATTAGCTAGTTTTTCGTAGTCGGCACGAGATACTGCGTTGGCGGTGTTGTCGTTAGACTGAGTGGGAGTGTCGGGAATGGTGGACATTTTGCTATCACAGGCTTCTGTGTTTGGCTTGAACACCCCGTAAGAAGTTCTAGGCACAATATGATGGCTATAATAATTAGCGTTATTACTAATATCTTGTTTAAGTTTTGTATCGTCATTTTCAGTTACCTTTTGTGCGTTAATAACTTGAGTTGCAGTTTTATTATCAGCAATTGCTACAGCTTGAGCATCTACTACTTGTTGTTGATTCCATTCTGCTTGTATTTTAGCTTTACCAGATTCATAACCTTTGTAATAAGTAACAGGCAAAACAACGATAAACGCTGCAATTACCATCAGTTGCTTCCAGTATGAAAGTAAAAATATCATATTGGAGTGTCGGGCTTTAACTTCATACCGCCCCCTGAGCCAGCCATTAATGAACCAAATCCAATGCCAAAAGATTGCGGGTCAAATGTTTTATTCATATAGATGTGTATTAATGTTGAAACCATAAAAGTAAACGCACCCAACCCAGTTAGAATTTTTACAATGCACCAAGTGTGATTATCAGGTTCAGTAAATAGATTCTTAATGAAGTTCATTTTAAACCTAACTTTCTATTGGCAATTTTGTTATTCCATAAAAGTGAATCTGCAACAACATCAGGATTAAGGCTTTTAAAGTTACCTAAATGTCCAAAAGCTAAATGACAATTAATGCCATTATGATCTGATTCGCAAAGAATAATTAAATTATTAGGATCAAGTTCTAACATAGGTTCTAAATGAAATGGAACTTTATGATGTACTTCAAGTTTAGTTGTACCATTACATAAAGCACATTTAGGATTATTACCTAAAAATTGTTTTCTAACTTTAGACCATTGATTAGATCGTTTAGTAGATAAAGGGTGCTTACCTTGAATAACGCCAATTAAATGATTGATAATAGTCATTACTTATCAACTTTTTTATCTATTTTATCAAAAATCTTTTCTAGCATAGCTTTAACATCTCGCATATCTTCACGATAATCAATTCGTGGTACAAATTCACGTACTACTTCTTCACGAAGTTTAGACAAATCTCTTTTTAATTCTGCTACTGCATACCATAAAACTCTGGCAAACCAGCCTATGACTGACATTACAGCACCTAAAATAATATCAATTAATAATTGGTTATCCATTATGCGGCCATTATATAAGCTAAAGCGTAGTAAAGAGGATTGTTAGCACCAGTACCTGCGATACCTGCTGCTACGTTGGTTGTTGCTACTGTAATGCCTGTTACGGCTGTTGCTGTACTCCAAGGGCCAATACCTGTAGTAGTCCATGCTTGCCCAGAAGTTCCAACATAACCTGTATATGCCCCAGCACCACCTGATAGCGTTTGCACATGGCTATGACCTGGATCTGTTACTACTGAAGTTGCAGTATGTGTATGACTTACTACAATTGCATCAGCACTACCGCCTGTTTGCGCTACTGAATAAGAACTACCTGCACCTACAATAAAACGATCTCGTAAATCAGGTGTGCCATTAGATCCATTACATAAGTAAAAGCCACTAGGTATTGAACCAATTGCACCTGACCATAATAAAATCATACCCGTGGTAAATGCTGAAGAAGTAGCAGGTACAGTACCTAATATTCCATAAATATTATCGTAACTTGCTATAAGATTGCTATTAGCATCTTCAAGCACAAATTTATAAAAGTAACCATAAGTTAACCACATTTCGCTAGGCAATCTACCATCTGTACCTAATACAATAGGGTTAGTATTAGCTATTGTGCCATTAATAGTCGTATAAGTCGTTAGAGGTGTACTAGACCCTGCTTGATAGGTGTAAAGTAACCCACCAGCGAGAGGTAGACCAGTATTGGTTAGGAAGTTAATTCCATTACCTATGGGGGATAAATTTACACTCATATTATTTTCCTATATCACTAAGTAGCGCACCAGCGGTTGCGCCTAATCGTCTTTTAGATAACGCTTGTCTTTCTGCTTCTGCTGCTGCTAATGCTTTTGCTTCTTTATTACTTTGATACATATTTTTTATAAGTGTACCGCCTATGCCATAAGTTTTTAGATTAACGCTACCTTCTAAACCCTTTGCAGCAGCAGCAGTAATAAAATCTTTAGTAGCTCCTAATGCACCTCTTTTTCTAACTGACTCAGTATTACTTGTGTTAGCAAAGCCAGCACCACCTCTAATATGTTCTGACTTTCTAGCAACTTCACCTAAATCTCTAATATCATTAGCGAGTTGTTGTCCATGTATTGTATCTAGCTTTGAACCTAATTCTTTTTGTATTTGAGCATTTAAAGTTTTTTGACTTACATTACCTTGATTATTAATAACTCCTGATTTTTGTTTTAAATCTTGAATTACTGCTGCTTGTAATGCTTGATGCTCTACAGAACCTTGCCCTAATTGGTCTACTAATCTTTGCACATTGACTTGAGAAACACCTTTACCAGTTACATTCTTGTCTAAAAATGTCGCAGAAGCTGGGTGTGGTAATGTCAATGCTTCTTCTGGTGTTCTTGTATCACTAATAGCTACTTTATATGCAGGATTGCTATCAATCAAATTTTTTCTATCAGCTACAGCTTTTCTAGCTTCATCAAATAAAGGCTTATATTGTGCAAACTCACCTTTTAATGGTACATTTTCTAATTGTTGTCTAATAATTGAAGCTGCTTTTGCTTGTAAAGGTTTTGATGTCCTTGCAATTAAAGCAGTATCAGTTCTAAAATTTTCATATTCTTCAGGTGTTAAATATCCTTTAGAAAGAGCATCATTTAAATCTGCTTTTAATTCTTCAGGTACATATCTAGTTCTCTGAGCTTTCTTTAGTGCAGCATCAATATTATCTTTTAATGCACCAACATCAATAGGACTTTCACCAGTTCCTAAAACTTCATTAGCTCGTTGATATTTATTTGTTATGTCTAATACTCTAGCATCATCATCATTTTTTAATTTAGTTAATATTTGATCAGCTAATTTTACTGGGTTTTTTTCGTAAATATCTGGTGCTGCTGATTCAGTAAGTTTGTCAAAAGCCTCTATTAATTTAGGGTTTCTTTCTTCAAACCTATGCTGTAACTCAGGGTCAATAGTACGATCATTCCATTCATCAGACATTTTAGAAATATCTTGTAATGCTTCACCTTCAGTAGGTTGCATATCAAACTTATCAAATTGCTTACGTGTATTTAAAGAATCTAAATTTATATTTGATGGAGCTTCATTTGTAAATGCTGATTGAACTCTAGGTGATGCTGATGATAATGCTTCATTAATTGCAGCTTCATGTGATGTAGCAGCAGCACCAGCACTAGCAACACCACCAATAGTAGGTTCTATTTTAGGTGTTGGTGTTTTCTTAGATACAAATTGATCTTGTAAAGTTTTAGCTACACCAGCAGTAGCTTCTCTTTCAGCACCTAAAGCACCTAATTCACCAGGTAATGTAGGAGGTAATGTAGACAAAACATCACTAATAGCAGATACAGCTTGTTTACCACCTTCAGATTTAGGTTGTAAAGTACCTGCTTGAACACCTTTTAAAAATGCTTGTTCAAATTTATTATATGGTTCATTTGGATTTTGTGCTTGCCATGCTTTACGTTCTGCATCAATGTATTGTTTAGAAGCAGGGGTAAGCGTTGAAATAATCCCACTTAACAATCCTGTAGTTGCCCCAGTAGCTAAAGTTAATCCTGCTTCTACTGCTGGAGTAACATATTTTTGTTCAATATCACCTGCATTAGTAGTATTAACAGCGTTAATTGCTTTTTGATAATCAGGAACAACTGTAGGTGTAGGTGCTACATTATTTTTACCAACATTAATATTTTGTAATGTCATTTTATAGTTTGGTAAATTTGATGTTTGTTGTGCTGTAGATTGAACATTAGCTGCTGTAGGAGTAGTTATAACATCAGTAGGTATATCAGCATCAGGGTTAAATACTTTAACAGGCTTAGGTGGTGGTACATTTTTACCTTCATTTAAAGCACCTTGTACCGCTAAATCTATACTACCACCTGATAAATTGTTTAAAGGATCATTAGATGATGCTTGTTGTACTTGTGGTTGTTGTTTGCCTAAATCAACACCACTTAATACTTTAGATAAATATGCTGTAGGGTCAGCTTTTTTAAAACCACCATATTGCATCATGGCTTTTGTATAATCACCACCATTTTGTTTAACATATTGTTGTATTTGATAATCAGCAGCAGCACGAGCTTCTTTATCTTTAAAAACATTAAATACAGCACCATTTTTATTTAAATCTGCAACATTTTCAGGCAAAAATTGATAACCACCTAAAGCTTTAGATTCTTTATTAACAGCATATGGATTACCAGAACTTTCTGTTTGATTAAGATTGTCTAATAATTTAGCAGGTGTTCCATAAGTTTTATTAACATCAAAGTCAGAATATTTAGGTGTAGTTGATTGAACTGCTTTTTTAGGACTATATCCTAAAGCACTATTAACCTGACTATCAACATTATCAGCACCTAAATTCTGTAGATCATCCATTTTATTGACCTTGTATTAATTGTTTCATTTTTGCCATACGAGCAGTTAAATCTTTATAACCTTGAGATTTAGGGCCACCTACACTTTTAACAACATCTCTAATAGCAGCGTTATCATGATTATTAAGCGCATCATACAGTCTTAATGAATTAACATCAGCAGTTTTCGACCATTCATTTTGAAAATCACGAGCAGCAAATGGACTACCTGTTCTTTGTATTGAATTTTCAATTCCACGATTAAATAAATCAACCCCACTAGATAAAGCTCTATTAGTTCTAGCTACAGATTTTAAACTTTCTTTAGTAAAGTTAGTACTGCCTGAAGCCTGCGCTTGTAAATCTCTCCCTGAATCAGTACCTAATCCAGCCTGTTGTGCTAATTGTATTGAAGTTGAAGCAATATAATGACCTAACTTATCAAAGTTAGCAGCATTATCAGAAGTCCAAGGTATGCCAGCAAAGCCCCCACCAAGATTTTTTAATATACTTGCACCAACACCTGTATTAGTTTCATCCGCTAATTTAATAATTTGATTAGCATTATCTTGTTGTACTCTTACTGTTCCAGCATTGAAATTAGATTTATTACGTAAGTCAGTAACATACTTCATTGTATCTGGTGTTTCACCAGGTGGAATAGCCATTGTTGGTTGATTCCCTGTTGTAGGTGCGCCTGGTACTTGAGGCGTTCCAACTCCCCCTTGTGGTGTATTAGGAATAAATACTTTATTACCATAAACATCAGTAGAGTAAGTCCCTAAAGTACTTTTTGGATTAACATCAGTATTGCCAGCACCAAGCGTTCCCATTTCTCCAGTAGCAGGATTAACTCCTGTTGCTTGACCATAAATATTAGAACTTGCTTGTGGTGTAATAAGATTTTGTTGTGTAGATGCTGCTTGTGAAGCAGTAACGCCATTTTTAATTCCTTGATATGCTTGTTTAGGATTAGTTTTTGCCATTTCAATTAATTGATCTGCTGAACTTAAAACATCATCAGGAAGCCCTAAAACATTTTTAGCATAATCTTTTGCACCTTTAATTTTTTCAACCATAGCATTACTATTGCCTTGAACAAAATCAGGATCAGTTACAAAACTACCCATAAGACTTCTACCAACATTGGAATAATGTTGCTTAAGATCAACTCCTGCTTTGTCAGCTTCTATTTGCAATTTAGTAGCAGTTGATTTTGCTTCTGATATTCTAGGTTCTGCTGTTTGCTCTGATACATTAGTTTCAGCTTCTTGTTGCCTAGCAGCTAATGGATTAATAATATTAGCTTGTTGATAGGCTTGTGCGCCACGAGCAAGTCCCATAATATCGCCTAGCGACATTTGAGCTGGTGGTTTTAAGTTGCCATATATGCTTGAGTCTAAGCCTGCCATGATTATATCCTTAACTTGTAAACATACTTACGCCTGAGCTACCTGGTACAGAACTATATCCACCAGAAAGACTAGCATTATTAGTAACAGCATTAGCTTGATTACCTAATATTCCATATAACGCTGCTGTATTGCCTGCATTACCTAAAGCACCACTATACGCATTTGCTGCCCCAATAGTACCTGCTGCTTGAGCATTACCAATACCTTGAGTAATATTAGATATTTGAGTACCTACACCTAGTTGAGCATTAGCTGAACCTGTTACTGCATTTTGCCCAATACCTGCTAATCCTGCATTTTGATTATATATATTAGTTCTTTGTGTTTGATAGTTGTTAAATGCGTTTTGATAAGCGTTGCCTGCATAATTTTGTGTAAATGCTTGTAAACCTTGCATGGCATTACCACCAACTAATCCACCAGTAGCATTAGCTTGAGCTAAATTACCTTGCTGACCTTGCCCTAACTGAAACGCATAATTAGGTGCCATGTTTGCATTTAAATCTTGATTATTAAATTGATTAGTTAAGTAGCCAGAATTAGCCATTTGATTAAGATTATTTAATCCTAATTGACCAGTTTGTTGGTATGGTGTGTACATACCTGAAACATTTTGACCTATGCCTAATAATTGTTGTTGCGCTGCCGCACCTGCTTGAGCTTGTGTATTAGCAGCATCTTGAGCAGCATTACCACTAATAGCCCCACTAATCAAACTACCACCTACACTTAAAGCAGCCGATACTGGATCGTTATAGCCTGGGTGTGGACATACTCTATTAAATTTATTATTAAACATAATGGCACCTATCACATTTCATATATATATTACTTTGATCTTCATTTATTACAACAAAACCAAAGCGTTTGCAAAAGTTTAATCCTTTTTTATTACCTTTAGTAACGACTGTTACTGCATAACCATACTTTTCTATTACTTTGCCTATTGTTTCTTTAATATGTTTTCTAATACTAAATTTAGGTACACCATCAAAACTAACATGAAGCTCGTTATCTTTTATCATTACTACACCATATAACTTGCCGTCATGCTCTAACTCTACAAAGTTCCAATCTTTTAATGCTTCAGCAAATTGCTCTAATGTTAAATCTACTCTATCTTTAACAGAATTATAAATTAAAATAATAGCTCTATTAATCATTGATTATAGTACGGCACCTTATAAGGTTTACCTGCTACTGATATATTAATAAAACCTACAGGCTTTGCAGGTAGATTAGCTGTACCTGTTGTTGCTGTAGGTGCGCTAGTAAAGTTTAACAAGTTAAGAAAAAACTGTTGCCATGCACGAGAAGGCCTTTTAGTCTGAGCATCTAAAAATTCAGTTTGAGGGTAAGGATTAGTCTGACTGGTGCCATATATTCCATTAGCCATAATTAACTCTCACCTTCTGAAGCCTTAAGATTAGCTGAAATAATAACAGCCTTAATAGGGTCTGTTACAACTACTTCAAATACTCTATCTCGTGCCATACCTAATCTGCGCCATATAGCTCTGTTTTTATAACGACCTATTTTACCAATAGTTGTCCAATGTTCATTTGACCATGTACTACCGCCATCATTTGACCATCTTAACATAGCTTGAGGATCAGAGCCTGGATCTACAATATTACCAACACCAGGTTGAAACTGTATTTGTAATTCATCAAAGTATTGTCTTTGTAAATCTGTAACTAAATGAGGGCATCTTCTTAATCGTCTAATTTCTACACCATCATCTGTATATGTATCAGGATCAAGTTTATAAATATGCCCATCTGCATAATCACCTACTACAACTAATCCTTGAAATACCGCACTACAACAACCTGTGTACATATCGTATTGACCAGTTAATGGATCAGTTGCTAACCATTTATGCCACATACCTGTTGTAATATCATATACCCAAGTCAAATTAATAGTAGGAAAACTTACAACATAACACTCATGTCCTTCTAATTGATATGTCCAAGCTATTGCATCACCTACATATTGATTAACTAAAGTATTTTCTACAGCATGAGTAGATATGCGTTGTGGTATATAACCATTCATTTGCATAATTTCAGATTGCCCACGTTGATTTCTTGAAACATAAGCAAAAGAATTGCCTAAACGTGATACTGAAGATTTTGCAGCAATTCCATGTTGTGTTGATGTGCCAGGTATGCGTTGAAAAGCAAAAGGGAATGTACCTACATCTACCCATACTTCTGAAGAAGTTTCACCTAATAAATAAACTTCTCTATGATCGACAATTAATGTAACAAGATTATCAGGTGCGCCATCTTTAGATGAAAAACTTAAAGGCTGACTAATAGGAGATAAAGGATTAGTTGCTCCCCATTGTTGAGTATTAGGTTTATTATAAATAAAATAATTATCTACAATATCTACTGAAGTAGCTCCACTAAATGCACCATCAGAATTAGGCAATACGCTAAAGTTAAGCGCATATAATGTTTCTGATGCTACTGTTTGTGAAGCACTAACTACATAATTACCTGTACCACCAGAACCTGTACCAAAAGTAAGTGTTAATGTTAAGTTTATTCCTGCACCACTACATGATGTAGAAACAGGATTAGTAGGTAATGAAGTATAAGCACCTGCATTAGTCATTGTTAGACCTGTTACTACCCCTGCTGAAACTGTACTTACTACATAAGTTGCTGGCGTTGTACCATATACACCACCTAAAACTGTAATTACATCATTTACGTTATAACCTGTGCCACCAGCAGTAATTGTTTGACTTAGAACAGTACCGCTCCCTAATGTGGTAATAATCGTGCCTGCCGTTACTCCAATACCTTGTATTGTTTGACCTGGATATAATGTTCCTGTTACTGATGTAACAGTTAAAGTTGTACCTGATATTGATCCAGTTAATGTTGCAGCTACAGCAGCACTATTCATTACTTCTGAAGTTTCAGTTTGTGAAATATTAACTGTATAAGTACCTGGGCCACCACTACCACTACCTAAAGCAGTAATAACAGTTTCAGCAGTTAAACCAACACCAAATAATGATTGACCTACACCAATACTACCACTTTTTAATAAAGTAACAGTTAAAGTTGTACCTGATATTGAACCTGTGAATACTGCACTAGCAGGGTTTGATATGCGCCATGTATAACGATATGAACCATCAACTATATAAACATTTAATCCATTATCAGTAATTCCTACCATGCCAGAATTAGAATTTAATGTGCCTACTAAAGTTGGTACAAAGTTTGAAGTTAGCACATAGACATAAGGGCCACATACTGCTACTAAATAATTGCCACCTGATACAGTTCTCATGCCTCGTACTTGAGCTTGATTTTGTAATAAAATTAATGATTGCAAACCAGGTGTTGGATATAAAGCTACAATACCTCTACTTGCTGCTGAAGTTGCACTAGCAGGGGATTTCAATGGATCAATTTCTGGACGCCAGTTAATACACTCTTGAGCATCTTGGTAGATACTAGGTGCTTCATAACTTGGCCCTACAAATCCAAAATCTGACATTTAATCACTTTCCTTATAAGAATCACCACGTATTAAAGTTTTCATACATAAATTAGCGGAATATGTCAACTGAAGAAGCCCCCACTCAAAATCCAACCTGCATCTTTTGCTCTGCTGACTAGCATTGAGCTAGGATAACTTGCAGAAGCAATAGGCTTCATGTTATTACGTTTGATTGTAGATTTAGATTCTTGTGCGTATTGATTAATCATGCCTATTTGTATTTGTGAGGCTTTGCCATACATAGGCATCAATCGTTCTGCTAGATTCCATCTAAGAGCCATTGAGTAACCTTGAGGTAGAGCAATTTCATCATACAAATTAGTATAGTTACTAAAGATTGTACTTGAGAATATGTGCATCTCACCTTGAGCAGGGTTTGGCCATACAAATACATTACCTGTTACAGCATTAGGATTGTAATAAAGTGCTTTAGGCCAAGGGCCATTTAATGTTTTTAATCCAATTTGATTATAATTTTCTAAAGCTAAAATACTGACTTGATAGTCTAAACCACCATTTAAAACAGGTTGGCCGTTACTTTGAGTATTTACCCTTACATACGCTTGGTCAATATATAAAGGCTTCTGGTAATACGCTGTAATTGATTCTGAAGTCACTGGTGAAGTATAAGTAATATTTAATTCGTATGTACCAACTTCGTTTACATTACCGCCTGCACCTGTTAAGAATTGAACAATTTTAGTACCTGCTGTAATGTTAGTACCTTTAAGTGTTTGACCTTGTGCTACTGCACCACTTGTTATACCTGTTACTGTCAGAATATTGCCTGTAATTGAACCTGTAAATACTGAACCAATAAAGTTAGCAGTAGATGGTGTAGGGCCGATTGTATATTGAACTTGACCTGCAATTAATGGAAATATAATTTCAGTCGTGTTATAGACCATCATATCTTCATTTGACCATTGATCTACTAAATCATTAAGCATATCAAAAGCATCTTGAGTAGCTTCAGGTGTTGGTGTTTCACCTGCTTCTAAAGCTCCTATATCTTTTAAAGCTCGTGAAATTATGTCTAGTGGCATCGTCATAATAAATCCTTAAGTAGGAGTAAATACTTGAGGTAGCCAAGGTGCTACAACTGTATTATTAACATTTAATGTATTAAGCTGTTCTTCTAAGCGAGATTTTATTATATTTACACCATCTCTCATAGTTTCTTTTTCAATCCATTCAGCAACCATTTCTTCTGTTATATCTGCAAATGGTACATTAATTGGATAATTAAATGTCCAATTACCTTCTGTTTCTACTGAATTAGTATCATCATTAGCAGTAACATGATATTTAGCATGAGTGATTATCTCATTCTCAGCAGATATTTCTAATATTTTCCATACGTAATTAATCATTTTAATGCCTTCCATATTCAAAGCCACTTGCATGATCTGTATTAGGCATATCTACATGATAACCAATAGCTGAACTTGCATCTGTTTGAAAACGAAAATGTATTGCAAATCTGCCTGATTGCTTCCAACCAATCCCACCTTGAAACAAGTGTGTAGGACTAGCACGTAGTTGTATGAAGAAAGCAAATGGTAAGCCAAACCTAACAAAGATACAGGCGTTAGCATATTGCCAATTGCTAGGTACTATCTTAGGGATAAACTGCCACTTACCCTCTACTGTAAATAGCCAAGCGATACCAATTGTTTTAATCCAAGTATCATCTAAACAAAATGGGAATGAATTTAATATCCCATCATACCATTTACCAAATACTTCTAAATTTTTAGCCATGATTAAACTCCACTTGTAGAAGCTAATAGATAGTAAGTAGTACCACCTATATTAATTGTTATTTTATTAGTAACTGTTCCTAATACAGATGTACTTACAGCCGTTGATGAAAGTACACTCCCACTCACACTAGGCAAGGTTAATACTGTACTCCCAGATATATCTGTATGCTCTGGTGGGTGTATCCAGTAAACAGAAGTAGTCATTACTCTGTATCTCCAGCTACGACTATGCTTGACATGACAATCCTTTCAATTCTTCTAGTGTAACTACTGTATTTACAAGGCTAGTAACATCACGAAGTCTATTCTTCTCAGCAACAATGGCTGTAGTGTCTGCACCTGTTTCTGTAGCCCTTGAGTAAGCAACATCTTGAGCTAATAACAATGGTGTACGTTCTATGCGTAATCGTTCTTTAGTAAGTAGTTTAGCCTTGTCTAGATTGACTACTACCTTGCCATCTACTAATTCCCATGCGTTAAAGAAGTCATTATGTTCTTCAGGTAGTTCTGAACTATCAACAATCATTGCGTGAGGCGGACAGTCTTTAGCTAACACAGCTTCTATACTAATCTCACCTGTAGGAGTTGTTACTGAAACATTACCATTCTCGTTTGTATGTATAATTAATTGCATTATTTTATCCTTATCTAAATACAGCAACAGAATTATAAGCAACATCAACATATGCTGTACCACCTGCATTTGTACCTTGAAAGGTAAATGATGATGAAGAAGTTATATTACCAACTTGTACTAATACAACAGTAGTAGCTGTTAAATTACTATATCCTAATGCAACACTATAGTTAGTATCAGCTACGGCAGTTGTCATTGTAACTGTATAATTACCTACTGCTGTTCTAGTAGTAGAGCTTACATTAAATGATGCTCTGATTACACCTGTACTTCCTGTAAAGTTTACCCATGCCCTACAAACCCCACTAGATGAAGTACCTGTTCCACCATTTGCAATAGCTACAATACCAGTTACATTGGCTGCTGTACCTGTTGTATTTTGGTTAAGTGTAGGAAAAGTACAATTGGTTAATGTTCCTGTTGATGGTGTTCCTAATGCGCCACCATTAGTTACAAAAGCACCTGCTGAACCTACTGCTACTCCTAATGCTGTAGTAACTCCTGTACCAGTTGTAATTGTAGATGGAGCAACACCAGCACCACCGCCAACAACTAATGCACTTGCAGTTAAAACAGCAGAAGTTGCCCATGTAGTTGCACTAGAAAAATAAGGTATGCCACCAGATGTCCCTGCTACAGTTAAAGCTAATATGCCTGTTGTAGTTATAGGTGATCCACTTACAGAAATTAATCCACCTGTAAATGTTTGACCTACTGAAGTAACTGTACCAACACCACCAGGAGTTGCCCAAGTTCCATCACCACGTAAAAAATTTAATGCAGAAGGAGTGCCAGTAACTGGATTAGCAGCCATATTTGTAACTGTACTAATTAAAGTGCCACTTATAGGTAATGTTAATGCTGTAGTTGCTGTAGTAGTAAAAGTTGTAGCAAATGCACCAGAATGAGTTACATTTCCTGCAAGAGATAAAGTACCCGTACCAAAAATTAAAGAAGCTCCTGAGCCAGTATATGATGTTGCTGATAAAACACCTGTGCTTGGTACAAAGCTTAATTTAGTAGAAGCAGTTTTTTGTGGCAAATTACCTGTAGTAGATGTTGTCCAATTAGGATAACAAGTAGTTGCTGTCGTTGTATCGTCAGTTATTCCTGTATTAATCGCATTAGTAGCCGTAGTTGCAGAAGTAGCTGTACTAGCATTACCTGTTAATGCGCCTACAAAAGTAGTTGATGTTACTGAAGCTAATCCTATAAATGTAGTTACAGTTGCACCTAATGCTACTGCTGTAGAACCTATGGTAACGCTTGAATTAGTTAATGCGCCATTAGGTATAGAAGTTAAATTAGCTCCTGATCCACTAAACCCTGTAGCTGTTAAAATTCCAGTTGATGGTACGTATTGTAATTTTGTAGAACTTGTATATTCAGTAGATAATGAGCCTGAAGTTTGATTAGCAAATAATGGATAACGTGTACTTACTGTTGTTGTATCGTCAGTAACAATAGCATAACTTACTGGTGTAGCCCAAGTAGGTGCGCCTGCTCCATTAGATTGTAAAAATTGACCAGATGTACCTACTGTACTTATTGCAAAAGCTGAAGCAGTAGAATAAATTACACCACCATTTGATGCAGTTAAGTTAGCATTAGTACCACCATTACTTAATGCAAGCAGACCTGATAGCGTAACTGCACCTGTAGTTGCTGTAGATGGGCTTAAGCCTGTAGTTCCTGCGCTGAATGATAAGACGCCTGTATTTGCTATTGTAACTGCGCTAGAGCCGTTAAAACTCGTTCCTGATAGTCCAGTACCTATTGTTAGCGTATTTGTCGTATTAGCCGTTACTGTTGTTGAACCACCTAGACTAACTGAATTACCATTAATTGTAATTGAGCTATTGGCTAACTGTGCGTTAGTAATTGTACCGCTAAGATTAGTAGTAGGTATTGTAGATGATGCAGTAAACGCTGTTGTACCGCTACCAATAATATAGCCAGTTAAACTATTTGCGCCAGTACCACCACTTGCTACAGGTAATGGGCTTGTAAGACCTGATATTGTGCCACCTGTGATCGCTACAGCATTAGCGTTTTGAGTGGACATTGTACCTAAGCCTGTAATATCAGAGCTAGGGATTGATGCTACTGTGCTAAATGCGCTTGTGCCACTAGCTTTTAAATAACCTGCTGTAAATGTAGTAGCACCTGTGCCACCATAACCAACACCTATTGTTGATGCGTTCCATGTGCCTGCTGTTAAAGTTCCTACACCTGTAATGCCTGTATAAGAACCACTTAAATAACTTGTACCTATTGTACCGCTAGTAATTTGTGAGCCTGCAATTGCAATAGATGTATTAGTTACTGCTGATACTTGACCACTAGCATTAGTAGTAATAACAGGTACGCTTGATGCCGAACCATATATTCCTGCTGTACCTACAGGTGTAATACTAAAGGTATAGGCTGATAGCGTTAAACCAGTACCTGCATTGTATAGCGCAGTATTACTGAATTGCGTAAATGTGATAGGTGTTGTACCTAATGTACCTGTTGCAGGGATTGTTGATACCCATGCTGAACCTGTATATATCGTGCCATTTTCTACAAATATAAATGCAGCAACTAATTCAGCATAAGTATCAGCATCACTTGATCGTGTCCATGCTGTTGCAGAAGCATTATAAATACCATTGTTTTGCGTTAAAGTTTGATTTCTAACTAATACTCTATCACCTGCTACTGTTGTATAACCATCAATAGTTTGTAAGCCTGATAACGTAATATTGGCTGTTGTTGTTACTTGAGCAGGTGCTTTGAATGATAAGCCTTGAATTACAGCATCAACATACGATTTATTTGTTAAATCGTTAGGGTTTACAGGTGTTGATGTAACTTGACCTGTAATAGTAGTCATATTGGTGAAACTACCTGTTGAAGGAGTAGTCGCACCTATTGTCGTACTATCAATCGTACTATTAGTTATATGTAACTCTGTTTGATAAGGATTAATAATAGCAAAGAATGGCTGACCTTGACCTATAAATGTCTGAAAGTTTCCATAGACATCAAAATATGCCTGTACTGGCAGTAGATTCTGGTCTACGGTTGAACTTGGGCCAGCCATAATATTCCTTTAAAAAGGTGAAGCAGTAAGTATTAAAACATCACCAGCACTAAAGTTAGCAGCTAAACCTGTAGTCATACTATATCCAACTATCGTTGCACTTGTTGTAGTGTACGCTGATTGTTGAATAAATATGGTTGCAGAGTTAGTTGTGTCATATCCAGTTACTACCCAACCTGTAGGTGCAGCAGGTAATGTAATAACACCATTAGCAGCACCACCAGTACCTACTACTATTTTAAAACCAAAAGTATTAGTGCCTGTAATAGTAGGCGTTGTACCAAAACCACTAGCAATAGCAGGTGCAACATTAGATGCAATAACTGTCCCACCTAAACTAAGTGAAGTAAAGTTACCTGTTGATGGTGTTGTACCACCAATTACAGAACTATCAATCGTTGCACCTGTAATTACATCACCAATTAAAGGTGGTGAAAAGTAAACGCCACCAGGGCCAACTAATCCTAAACAAGCACCAGCAGTATTAAATGCTGCTTGAACAGGTACAATATTTTGAGTTGATGTACTTGCAACTTGATTAGAGTTAGCCATTAGTTTAGTCCTTCGCCTGGTGTGATTTCTACACTAGATGCTGCACTAGATAAGAACCACGCATTAGGTGGAATGCCACTAAGTACCGCTACACCATTTGCAGGGATAGCAATCGTATTAGCAGACGGAACTGTTAAAGCAGGTGCTGTTACTACAGGTGTAGAAGTTGCATCATTAGGTTCTTGAGGTTGCCAAGAAACTCTGATTAAACTTGAAGTGATATTAACAAAACGATAACCACTAGGGTACACGTTATTAGATGATTTCACTTGAACAGCAGCCAAACTCCCTACTAAATAAGTAGGCCCAAAAGGTGTAAATGCTGAGTTATAGGCCATGATTATTCCCCTTAAACAGCAGTAGTTGGTAATGGATAAGTTTCTGTTCTTACAATTTGAAACTCATAAATACCAGGTGTAGGAGTAACAGGTGCAGCAGTATTATTACCAAACTGAAGTGTTAATACCCCAGCAGTTAAGCAATCAGCTTCAGCAATCCATATACCTGCAATTTGATTAGCTACGTAACCATAGGACAGAATAAGATCATTTACTTGTAAGCCAGGTAAATTAAAAGTTTGTACTGCTGTTGTATTAGCAGCTACAGCTACTGGTGTTATAGATGGGCCAATGTAAAAAGTGCTAATAGCATTTCCACGAGCTATGGTGGTAGATGGCATGATAATTTCCTTTAATAAGGTACTTCAATTATAGATGATTAAATAAAAAAAGACACACCTTTTGAGTATGTCTTTTTTCTTTGCATTACTTAGTATTAACTAAAGTCGTAGCCGTAAACGTAAACATCAACTGTACCAACTACTGCAGTAGTAGTTGCAATATTGACATATAACGCTGCTTGGTTATAAGCAGTTACTACCGCAGAAGCTGCCACTTGGCTCACACCAAGAACTGTAGCTAATTGTGAAGCAGTAATAGCACCAAACAATGAAGTTGGTGTACCGCTACCTGTTGTAGTAATACCTAATACTAAGCTAGTTAAAGTACCTGTAGCTGCACCTGCGTTATTAGAGTTAGTAACTACTAATAAGTTAGGTTGGTAAGTTGTAGAGTTAATGATATTCAAAGGGAAAAAACTCCCAGATGCTGCATTTACGTTTACACCTTTAAGTACACCCAATAATCGTTGTGTCTGATTAGTTGTTACATTACTTGGGTGAGCTGAGGTGGTTACTGCTGGTCCTGGATTAGCCATGATATTTTCCTTTATCCGTTAAATTAAGCTGCAACACGGCAAGCTAGTTCTGGGTAAAGAGGTGCCCAGCCGTATAAAACATCAACACGAGTAGGGATAGAATCGTTATTAATGGTGTATTGACGAACTACACGCATTGATAAACCGATTTCTTTATCAGAAGCACGACCAGCAAAGTGTACACCCTCTGGAAGCTCTAAGTCAGCCATAGCGATTGTGAAAGCATTACGGTGCATCACAATGTTTTGTGGTGAAACGATACCACTACCACTTGCATTGTATTGTGAAGCAAAGAATGTTACAGCAGCAGAAGCAGCAGGAGTAGGTACAGATACATTTTGGAACTGACCAGCAGTAATTACAGCAGGTGAAACTGTTACTGAAACGCTAGCACCTGAAGCTACTGATACAGCAGATTTAACTACGAATGAACGTAATTTGTTAGTACCGTAAGCTTGACGATTTTGCGGATTGACTGCATAAACACCAGCGATTTGGAATGTATCACCTGCATTTAGATTGATTGTACCTGTATTAGCAGCAGTCAATGTAATTGTAGATTGTGAAGCCCAACCTGAAGTTAAGAAGCCAGTTGCAGTCGTTGTAGCTACTGAAGCTGTTACTGTAGATGATGAAAAGTTACCAAAAGTTTGAGATACAATGTTTTGATCTAACTTCCAGTTCATACCACCAGAATCACGACCCATTAAGCCTTTAGTGTACTGAGCTGAAATTTCAGCAGTAGGTACAAATAGACCTTTTAAGCTATCAACAATAGTAGCTGAAGTAAATGGTTCTACGATACATGAACGACGGCCATCACGTGGTGCGCCTTCAGAATCAAGATAAGCTTGAGCTGACAAGTATGTATATAGACCAGTAGGTGGTGTACCTGCTGTACCAACAATGTTTGCTGTGTTTAATGCAGCAGTTGTTGTACCGTCATAATCAATCTTATTGGCAATAGCTGCGACTGCTGGTTTCAAGATACGATCAGAGAACATATCTAGTGAAAGAGCTAAGTCTTGTGTAGTAAATTGTGTATCTACGTGGAACTGAGTTGAAAGCGTTACAGGTACTGAAGTTTCGTTCAAGTCCTCTACGTTCAAAGCTGGGCCAGTAGTACCAATGAAACGACCTGGTCTACGTACGTTTACTGTTGCGCCAATTTTAGCACCAACAACCGCAAACTGGTCATCATAGTTACGATCTACTTCACTTGTAAATGTTAGTTCATTCTCAAGAACCATTAACGCTTCGTTAGTGATTTTTGAGATGGTTAATAAAGTATTAGCCATTATATTTCTCCAAAAAAATTAGGTTTATCTAATCTTATTTGCCATTCGTGCGGCTTTCCATTGAGCATATGAGCCTTGAAATTCACCATTAGTGTCAATCAATACATCATTACCAATCTTGCCACCATTTAACGGCCTAATAGGACTAGGTGCTGTACTTCTTGAAACAGATTCTTTAGCAACTTTAGCTTTCGGTTTATCCTCTTGCTCAAATCGTGCTTCCAGTTTGCCTATTTCTCTTAGAGCTTTCACTAACGGCATTTCAGTTAGTTTCTGTGCAAAATCTTCATTTGATGCTAAATGATATAAGAGTTGAGGCCCTACATCACTTTCTAAAATGCTATCTCGTATTTCGTTGCTAACAACTGTTGTACTTGATTGCACCATTTTATCAAAATCAGGCAGAGTATTTTTAGCTTTTGCAATCTTCTCATTCCAGTTATTTAAAACTTTATCTTGAGCTTTCTTTGCTTTACGCTGTACTTCTTCTGCATCTCTTTGCTTTAAAGCATTTTCAGCACTCCATTCAGCTAATGCTTCTGCATATTCAAAAGCATCATTAAATTGGTTAGCTTGTGGCTTTCCCTCAATAGGAGCCTTTACAGGTTCTTGTTGTGGTGTTGCCTTTGCTTCATACTCTTTAAGACGATTCTCTAATTCAACACTACGAGCTTCTGCATCTTTAGCTCGTTGTGTTACTTTATCAAATCTTTTATTAAGCTTATCTGACCGCTTCTCAGTAGTCTGTTCCGTATTAGCTTCTGCCTCTGCTTCGGGTTCACTCTGCTTGTTGCCTTTAGTTTTGTCTGATTCTTTCTTTACAGATTCAACTTCAACTTCTGGCTCATCAGCTAAACCTAATCTTTCTGCATAAAAGGTGTGCGCTGTTTCACTTGTTACTACATTACTTGCTTCTTTCTCGGCCATGATTGCTCAAGCTCCTATGAAATTACTATATAAACTATTTAAAATTGTGTGTCAATTATTCTTTTGGTGCTTTAGGTACTTTTGTTTCTTTTAATACTTCTTTAATCTGTGCTTTATGAGCTTTTAACTCATCACGACTTAAATCAGCATAAGGGTTAGCTTTCTTAGGTGCTGGCTGACCATTGCGCCTTGCCATTTCATTTGCTTTCCATTCTGCTATGTTATTGCTAGTTACAACTTCCATAATATTCTCCGATTAAATTACTAAAATTATGCCAGGTCTGATAACTTGTTGCTAACAGCAGTTACTGGCTTTGACGGCTTTTGCTGATCTAATTCATACCATTCAGGTTTATTGTAATTTTCATCTTGTACATGATGATGATAATTGTGAAATTGTTGTAAATATGTTTCTGTATCTAATCCTGTATCAGCCATGATTAACTCCTATGTTTTATCTTTATTATATTTAATTTCTGGCTCATCTATTGTTAATGTTATTTAGTTTTTTTATCTTTTATCCATCCAAGTCTATCATCAAAAATTAAACCTCTATCTTTAGCGGATAAAGGTTTAGCTTCATATTTAAAGTTTTTATATTTAGAGGACAATGATGTAGGAAACCCCATTTTCTCAAGCCATAGTACCGACTGCTCGTAAGTTCCGTGAGAACTGCTAGATGGGTCTACGCTAAACCTTGTATTTAAAGTATCTGCACCAATTGGACTAAGGTTTGGATATTTATCTTCATGATTAGATAGCCTGACCTGTCTAGAATCTATTATATTAAAATCATCATCCAGCTTTTGAAAAGTAACATATTGAGAAGGAGATATTTTACTCCCCTCCCGTGTTATTTCGTAACCTGCTTTATTTCCTGCTCTCTCAAGCATTTCAGCTAGCTTTTTAGATTCTGTATAATTTTTTGGGATTCTACCAACAGGTGCGACTTGACCACGTTGCTCCATAAACTTACGATCATGTTCTTCTTTATTAGATCCAATAACAGTTGCCATTAAATACCCCTTTCAATTGCTTCTTCTTCCGCTAGTTTAAGTTCTCTTTGGTCCATTTGAGCCAATATTAAAGCTAATTGCGCTTTCATGTGTTCAATTTCTTTCTGTGTTTCTGTTTTGATAATTGTATCGTGCGCTGTAGTATCTGTACGCATTTGAGTATCGTGTACTTTAGCAGCAATTTCCATCTGTGCTTTTTGTAGCATAGCTTTATCTTGTTGCTCTTTAACACTAGCACCGTACTGAATATCCATAGTCATTTGTTGAATCTGTTGTTGTAACTGTTGGATAGTTTGTTGTGATTGCGCTAATTGCATTTGTACTTGTGGTGGAATATTAGACTTCTCATCAATTTGTGCAAGTGGGTTAGCTGCTGCTAAACGATCTGCAACAATATCAGCACCAGGGAAGTCCATATTTCTAAATATTAAATCACCAGCAGTTTGCATTAAAGCAGGATCAGCTTGCAATAAACTCATCATGCTATCAACAGCTTCTTGGCGTTTAGATGAATAGCCTGGTCCAGTTTCCATCACAATATCGTATTGACCTACTGTTACGTCATTTAATACCTTATCAACACCTTGCTCATCTTGACCTTGTTCATTGATTGTAACAAGCTCGCCTTTACCATCAGCACCAATAATACGCATAATGCGTTGTTTATCATAAATGTGAGGTATTAAGTCTAAAATGATTCTACCTGTCTGACGAATTGATCGTGTCAAATTGTCATAGTAGTGAAAGTTAGTCATATCAGTTTGTTGTTGCATACCATTCAGAGCTTTGCCTGATTGATTGCCGTTTGGTAGCTGACTAGGGTCATATATCCCTATTACTGCCATTAGGTCAGAATTTAAACCTTGTAAAGCCGTTACCATGCCTGCTGGCGGTGGTTCTGGTTGAATCCTTGTAGGTACAGGCGCCATTCTGCCTTCAGAATCAGTCTGTTTATAGCGTAAGACAGGCATAGATTTAACGTTAGCTAAATTCCATTCCATCTCGTGGCCTTCATCTTGACCTTCAGCAAGTAAGTATTTAGCTTTAGGTGCTAATGCAACTGATTCAGTCAGAGCTGTTGACCAGAAGTTATACATACGTTGTGGGTCTTTAGCCATACGTGTTAAGCCAAAACGTTTTTTCTTACTATCTACAATTAACTGTTGCCCATAAACTGGCACGATTGGAATAAATCTACCTGGCCAATCACGTTGTTCAAGTATTTGCATACCTGTTAGCTTGACCCATTTAATTTGCTTTCTAACTGTTTCACGTTCTGAAACTACATAGATACCTGCATCTTGTAAAATAGTTTCTTTAGGCTTCTCATCTTTATAGCAAGTTGTACCATCAGATAACAGTAATAATTTAACTTTAGTATGTTCAGTATAAAAATACTCAGCAATACGTATATCTTCTTTAGTTATCCATTCTGATTGACTATCACCTGTACCACGAGGGGTAAAGCCACCACCATCATCAGCACCAGGGTACATCTTACGGAATGTTTCTTTGCTTACTACTTCAGTAATTAGACACTTTTCAGCATCAGAACCATCAGGCTCATTAGAGTTAGGGTCAAAGTAAACCATGAAAGCGTTTTCAATACGCTTAATGTAAATTTCTTGGTCAAAGCTATCAGGACTAGGATAATCATGTATTACTCGCCAATATCCCCAACCCATTCTGACTGCAAAAGAAAAAGCATGATCGTAAGCAGAATCAGCATCAGATTGATTTTCAATGTGTCGGCATATACCAGTAATAATGTCAGCTATCTTTTCGTCTGATTCATCATTCATGCCATGCGCTTTCATGCGAGGGCGTTGTTGTCTTTGTTGGTTTTCTATCTGACGGCAATAGGCATCAATCTTGTTGATAGTAAGATAAGGCCTTGATTCAAGTAAACGTGAGTTTTGTATTTCTACTGGCCATTGATCGCCACCTGCAAACTTTAAATCATTTAAAGCTTCAACACGATTATTAGAATCAGCATCAGAACAGAAACGTAAATATTCTTTGGCTTCATCAATGATGCCTGTATTATCTTCGTCTGCATACTCGCTTGAGTAAATGCCACCATTACCATCATTATTTATAGCCATATAAATCCTTTAGGACATCCAACTGCTTACATCATAATTCATTGGTTTTCTTTTTACTATTTTTTTCTCTTGTATCATTAAGCCAATATAACGAAACGCATCAGCACCATGGCTGTATTGATCGTGAAGTGGGTTTTTGCTGAAAGCACCTGTTTCTGGATTTGTGTCATATCTATAATGCCTTAAACAATCTAAGCCAGCAGTAGTATGTGTTTTATCAAAGTAGCATGAGCTAAATATAGTTCTAGCTGCATTGATACTATCACTAATAGGTGTACGTTCAATAATTCTAACATTATAACCACTAGCTCTCACAATTTCTTCTAAACTACGGCCATTAGATGAAATAGTACGATTTTGAGCATCATGCGGTAAGTATAACGTATCGTAAACATAACCAAAAGTTTGCATCTTGGCTAATATTTCGCTAATTGTAGTCTGATTAGTTTCGTAATAACGTATTAGCCTTGTTTCCATGCCTACGAACTGTACAAACCATACAGCAGTAGCATCAGCCCAGCCAATATCAAACACAGCGATAACAGGCTTAACAGCATCATAAGGTACATTACATATCCTATTGTCTTGTTCGGCTCGTTGCATCTCTTTAGCAAAGATAGCCCCATCAATGGTTGATCGTGTGTAGCCTTCCCACACGTTTTGATACGCTTCAAAATCTCTAGTGCGTAATGATTGTCTTTCTAAGTCTAATACTTCGGGGAACCAAGGATTGTCATTCCAATTAACTTTTTGCACTACAGCATTAGTAGGTGGGTCAATGACAAAGCGTTTGTATGTATAGTCAGAGGGTAACTCAGGGTTAAATGTTATCCATATCTCGCTGTCATTCTTACGTATTGTAGGGATAAGCACATCAAAAGAGGTTTGAGTAACATTGTTTGCCTCTTCTACCCAACAATAATCAATTCCTTCTATGGATTTTAGGCCATTAATATTGTTCTTGATACCTGCAAAGATAAACTCAGTACCATTTAAACCACGTATAGATGATTGAGTTACTTCGTAATGAGCTTCAATACCCATATCATAGATTTGATCTACTAACAGCTTATGTACGCTGTCTTTCATTGAAATCATAAATTCACGACAACACAATATGCGTAATGTGTCTTTTATGCCTAAACATAACAAAGCTCGTGCTACTGAATGAGATTTGCCTGCACCACGACCACCATATAAAACTCTATATCTACTTTTCTTAGGTTCAAACAGGCACTTTAGCTTAGATGGGAATTGTGGCCATACAAAGCCGTTACTATCCCTCGTTGTTTGCATGACCATCTACAAATACGATACCAATACCTTTAACTATCTCAGCACCATCTGGCCCACTAATCTCAGTAGCTTGAATAGCTTTGCCGTCTATACGATCAATCACTTCTCTTACTGCCCATGCTTCGCCATCTTCTGCTGCTTCAACTAACTTAGTAGCAATATTTCTCAGCTTTAACGCATCTTCTTGTATCAGCACTTTGCGTAACTGGTCATAGAATAGTCTGCCTTTTCTTGCATTATCATTACCAACAGGCGCACCACCCTTGTCAATAGTTGTTTCAACTTTTAACTCTTTGTTTTGATTATCGTTTTGTATCGTATCTGACATATTGATAAGTATTACTTATTCATCTACTGGTTCTGCTTCAATTACAGCATCAGGAGCAGCCATTTGAGCTGAAGCTTGAGGTAATGCTTGACCATGTAACTTAGCAATTAACTGAGCTACTTCAGCATAAGCACCAGTTGCTAAGTGTTTTAAGATTTGCTCTACTTCTGCGATTTCTAATTCTAATTTAATAGCCATTATTTTTTACCTTTCTTTGATGATTCTTTCTTTACTGAATATGCAATTGCAACTGCCTGCTTAGGTGGTTTGCCTGCTGCAATTTCAGTCTTAATGTTGGATTTAAACGCTTTATCGCTTTTAGATTTCTTTAAAGGCATCATAAACTCCTATTCATTAATAAAACATACATCTTGCCATGACATGACTAAATACTTAACACCATCTTCGGTGTAAGGGAAGTATTTAAGATATTCTTCACCTTTATCATCATTCATAGTGCCAAATCTGATTCTTGCACCTACTTCAATAGGCATGGCTTCTCTACGACCATTAGGAAGTTTTTTACCTGGGCCTACTGCTACAACTTCGCCCATGTTCTCTACTTCTTTGTTATCAACATAGATAACACTAGATAGCTCTCTAACATCAGGCTTGACCACGATTTTGTCGTGCATGGGTTTTATTTGCATTTGGCAGGCCTTCCACGCTTTTTAGGTGTTGGCTCAGTTTCACCAAAATTAACTACTAATTGGTTAATGATTGATTCGTACATGATGTTTTTTAACACGTACTCACCACACCAGTCGTTAGGTGATTTGTTCTTTGTTTCAGGATAGC